CCGCCACAATGGGTTCGATGGTGCGGTTCTCGTAGTTGGTCATCACAGCATCAGAAGCAGTACCGTTCATGATCTCCGGGGTGATACCCAACTGGCTGTATGCCATGTTGGTCAGGTATTCCACGGTCTTTAGAAGGTTGTTTTCGAGGCTGCGGTTCAGCTGCGTGATATGCTCCGTGCCATCAGTGTAGGCAATGCCGTATTTGGAACCGGCGAGCTGCTGTTCGATCTGTGCCCGCCGTTCTTCGGCCTGTTTCTTCCGGGTCTCGCCCTTCACAACGTAGGGCAGCTGGATGATCAGGTCGAGCTTGCCGCTGCCCACCTGCTCGTCGATCACGTCCATCAGGTTCAGCTTCCGGATCAGGCGCTGTACCGTGCCGTTGGGCTCGTTCATCACGGCATAGAACGGGTTCTCCACCAGGGCCACCTGTGTCTTCGGCAGGGTGATCTCCTCTTTCCGTCCGGTCCGGTCATTGTACACTTCCAGCCGCACGTCGTCCGGGTACCATTCCAGCACCTTTCCCACCCGCATGGATTCGATCCGGGTCTTACCGGTCTTTCCGTCATAGTCCACATCAATCGGCACCAGCGCAATGCATCCCTCATCCAGCATGGAAAGGAACATGTCATATCGCAGTGCCCGGCCCGTCTGGTCCTTATTGCCGGAAAGGTTCAGGCAAGAATTAAGGCCCGAATCAACGGTTTCGTCGTAGCGTCCGTTTTCATCGAGCCTTACATGATTGATGGTAATTGCCGCAGCATCCATTGCAATGCGGGTATTGATGGCCGTCATGATTGTCCGGTCATTGCTTCGGTTCAGCCTTACCCGGTCAGGCCGGTAGCTGTATCCTTCGCCGCTTCTTCCGGGGGGATCCCGGTTCAAAAACGCATTCCAGGCGTGTCTCAGTCTGGAGCCAAAGGTTTGTGATGCCATTTCGATTACCTCCGGCTTACACTTCTGTGTATTGAGCGTACATACGGCCTCTCGTTTCGTTCTTATACGCTTTTTCCGCCGCCATATTTGTGAGCGCCCTTGCTACGGCATGTTTGGCCGCATTTTTAGCAGCCGAACTAACTTTACCTCCAGTCAGATAGTCATAGACATATACGCTTGCTACCGCTCTTGAAACAGCCTTTCCTCGCGCAATTCGCTTCTTTTCTCTCTCCACAGCGGTCTTTTTATCCATTCCCTTAGAATAATCCTTTTCGATTCGGTTTGCTCCTTTAACGCCATAGTCCATTCGATACATTGTTTTTTGATAACTTGTAAGCTTACGATCAGGGTCGCCATATTTTTTCTTTCCCGCCGCAGTTAAAGTACCATCAGGTTTCTGGTAACGCCGTACACCCCACTTCATGCCCTTGATGCCATGATGATAAAGCTCATCTTTATAAACTTGCATTTTTCCTCCTTACGCACCATGTGCCTTCATTGTTGCTGTCAGTGCGCATCCAACAACAGCGTTCTTAAACGCCCCAGATTCGACAATACTCTTACCGAGCTTCATCGCGTTAGAACCATTATTATAAAGCGTTGTAACAGTCCCAAGCGCCGTGGCAGTTGCTCCGGCAATTTTAATAGCTTTCTGTAGCTTGCTGGGAGAAGCAGTAAGCCGTTCATACTGTTGCTCTTTCTGCAATCGATTGATTCGAGCATTCAGTTCACTGTTGCTCATTTCACGGACACTTTTCTTTGTATGTGCTCGTGTATAGTCCTCGTGGTCTTGACTATAGTGTTTCTTTCCTTCAGAAGTAAGCGTACCATCCTTGTTCTGGTATCGTCGCACGCCCCATTTCATGCCCTTGATGCCCCAATGATAAAGTTCATCTCTGTATACCATAATGTTCACCTCCTTACAAACAAAAAAAAACGCACCAGCAATTAAGCTGATGCGTTCAGATGTACCGTATTATGGAATGATGTCTAAAATAGATTCGCACATCGTTCCTATCTCATTTGGAAAGTAATCGTCATTCAACCCCCGATATTCCAGTTCATCGCCGACTCGTTCTTCGATTTCGGCCCACTCATCGGAAAAATCATCGATTTTGGTATAATCGTAATCAAGCCCCAGACTTTTCAAAAAATCGATCTGTTTCTCGGTAAGCATCATGGATCACCTCTTAGTGTATTTTCGGATTGTATCATGCCCTGTTTTCCAGACAGTCGTGACACAGCCATTTTCGGGGTTTACGTTTACCGTAGCGTGCTGACCAATAAACCGTTGACTAGGCTGTCCCTTTTCATTATACCGCACCTTTATTGTATCAAAGTTTAGCGGCTTTTGCAACGCATCCAGCAATCCTTCCAGAGTCACCTGTCTGGTAGGGTCTTGGGTACGGTCCAGTGCATGAATCGATAGACCTTTCACAAGGACACCATTTGAGGTATAAAACGGTTTTCTGAATTTCCGAGCAGCTCTCGCTTCAATTGAATATCGGTCATGCGCGAGTTGTTCTTTTGTCCTCCGAACACCCCACTTCATACCTTTGACTCCGTAATGGTACAGTTCCGTTGTCCCGTCATTCCATCGCCACATTTCTGCCCCTTTCGATTTTCTATTGCAAATTACTTTCCTATGCTGTATGATAAACATATCAACATGAGGAGGACTCACCATGGCGGACGACAAACAGCTTTCCATGCAGAACCTTAATTGCGAAGTGACCGCAAGCGATGTTTCTTTTGATTTTAGCGATACATCCCGCTTTCGGAAGATTAAATTTCCGGAGCAGGCTGGCGTTACAGCAAACGCCCTTCTACAGCTGGTTCCTGCGCAGCTTGTAACTGGCACGGCATCCAATCTGTATGTTCTCCATTTTCCGAAGGGCATTCAGGGGGCTTTAATGAACCTCCATCAGGGCGGTCAGTCCACCACAATGATAGACGCAGCAGGCAGTTTTACCGGAAGTGCGTCTCTGTATAAGGTTAATCCCACAGCAGTTGCTGCCTTCCAGATGTTCAGTGTAGCATCTTTTGCAACAGGCCAGTATTTTCTTGCAGATATCAGCTCCAAGCTGACAGAGGTCAACCGGAAGTTGGACGACCTTCTGGCATTCCTTCAGGCATCCAAGCGTACTGAGCTGCTGTCGGAGCTTACCTTCGTAAAATATGCGCTCGCAAATTACGCAACTATCATGCTCAGTGAACCGCAGCGCATGGCTACGATCGGGAATCTTCAGCGAGCAAAAATCAAAGCGGTTGCGGACATAGAATTTTACACAGAGCAGCTGGAGAGTTCTGCTGCTGCAAAGTCCAACGAAAATCAAGCAAAAACTGTATTGCAGAACAAACAAGGAATTGATCTCGCCTCGCAGCTTTACGCCATCAGCACGATCATGGAAGCGTATTATTCGCAAAACTGGAACCAATCCTATCTTGCAAATATCAGCGCGGATGCAAAGCCTCTGTTTGCACTGACGCAGAACCGCATGATCAGTGCCATAACAAAATTCTCCGACAGGATCAACAAGGACCTTGAAAGTAAGAAAAAGGGCCTGCTGAAAGGCGATGTATCACAGAGCGAACATAAAGTTCTGAAATTGTACGACACCCTGAATTCGCAATCGGAGACTCCGCTTCTTGCGTTTATTGGAGAAGCACTGGACAAGCCCTCCGAGCCATCTGAACTCTACCTCCGTTCTGACGGAAGTGTTTATCAAAAGATCTAAAAACAAGAAACCGCTAGCGTACTACGTTCTGTTTCGTGATACGCTGGCGGTTCCGTTTTATTCAAACGCATCCCGGTTCTGTTTCCACGCCACGTAAGCGTCCATCATGGCAGCCACAGCATCGATCTTCTGATCCTGCCGCTGTTTGTAGAGCTTCCGGTTGCCATTGGTGTCCACCAGCGTAATGCAGTTGCCCATGGCAAATTGCATCAGCTGTTCGTCAAATAGTAGCTTCCGCTGTTCGCTCAGCTTTTTCAGCTCACCCAGCGGCACGCTTTCGGTCTTTGCGCCCTGGATCACTTTCACAACGCCAAAGGTGCTGTTTTCATCGCCCCAGCGCTTCACGAACTCCTGTGCGTTGTAGGGGTCGTAGCCAAACGCCCGCACGTCGTACTCGTTCTCCATGATAAAGTTGTCCAGGTCATCGTATACCTGCATCATGTCCAGAACCGTGCCGTCAAACACGAACAGGGTCCCTTCCCGCATGAATTCCTCATACTGCTGCCGTCTCGAAGCCGGAAGCTGGCTGAGGGTGTAGGATGTGATGTAGTCCCGCGTCTTGACCCCAAAATATCCGTTGGACAGCGGAAACAGGAAGGTAAAGGCGCAGAAGTCGTCGCCCATGGAAAGGTCCGCGCCCATGGCACAGGGCATCTGCCAGAAGCTTCTCTTCCTGTGGCACAGGGTCTCCTCGTAGGGGAAGAAATAGGTGTAGCCCTCCATGGGCAGGTTGAAGCGCTTGGCCAGAATATCGTTTCGGGCGCTGGGGGATTTCTCCGCACGCTCCACATCCAACTGGTAGGTCTCGTAGCTCACGGTCTTGCCCAGGTTCGGGTTGGCCTTCAGCCACATCTCCGGCTGGCCCACTTCCTCAATGGAATCCAGCTTGTAGTACCAGATGGACACATGGGGGTTGACGTACTCCCCTTTCAGGATGCTCATCAACTCCATTTTGATGTCGTCGCCGCAGCCGTTGCGCACCGTGCCCTCAGAGGAAGCCGCCACGATGAGGTAATTCTCGTTCTTGGCTGCACCCTGTTCAATGGCACCAATGGGATCTTCCCGGATGTCGCAGGAGAGCCATTCGTCCACGGTCGCCACAGTGTCGCGTCGTCCTTGCAGCTTCTCAATGGTCATCGGGCGCACTTCCAGAAGGCTGTTGGTCAAAAAGTTCTCGATGCCCTTCTTGGTGGAAGCCATCTTCACCCGGTCTGCCTTAGAGCCGGTGGTGTTTTGCAGGCTGCCCTCGGTCATAAACTGGAACACCGGTCCCTTTGCCCGCGCCAATGCGGTGCGGAAGGGTGCCAGCACCTCCTCGGCCTGTTTCATGGTCGGGGCGGTGGTCAGCTGCTGGGTCGTGGTGGTGTACGCCGTCAGAAAGTACGCCTGCAAAAACTCCAGATACATGGTCTTCGCGGCCGATCGGGTAATGATGAGGTACTGCTTTGTCACCAGCCGCTTTTTCAGCCGCCGGGTCTCGTAGTGTCCGCCGCCTCCGCGCTCGTTCGGCACAAAGACGCTTCGTTCTACAAAGTAGTACCATCCAAAGATCTCTTCAGCCCATAACTTGAAACTGTCCAGCAGCTTCACGTCGGTGCCGTCGGTCAGGGTCAGCTCATCCTCGCAAAAGGAGATAAAGCCGTTCACTGCTTTGTCGTCATAGTAGATGCCCGGGTTGGCGATCAGGTCGTCGATCCGCTCCATCTCCATGGCAATTTCCCGGCATACGGGTATTTCGCCACGCATCACGGCCTCCCGAAAATGGCCGTAGTAGATCGGCGTGGCCGTGTTCGAGAGTGCCATTTTCAATTCTCCTATTATAATAAGGTTGGAACCTTACGTTTTATCCTGAATCACTGTCCAGTATCTCGGCCAAGTGGTCATTTCCAAATATTCGAGCAGCCATTTAGGATCACTCAAATCTCGTTCGATTCCATCCTCACGATGCACCACCAAATGCCTGTCGGCATTGATATACCAGTAATCTTTGTAGTCATGCCTACCAGTTTCATCAACATAGTAGCAGTACATACAAATTTTCTTACCCGAAACCAATTGGCGATATGCTTCGGGCCATTCCATCAGGATGTTGCCTTCATGTTTCACCATGTTGTCACACTTCTTTCTCAGAATTATCGTGCTCCACGTTCAGCCGCCATTCCATCTCGGAGGCGGTATTCTTCAGTGCTTCCATGGTGGTGCTGCTCTGGGGCGGGTCAAAGCCCAGCAGCCGTACCTTCACGGCCACGTAAGCCTTCACCGCTTCCACCTTCACCGGGTCGGCAACGAACTCCGTCCATTCGTTTTCTTTCCCGGAAATGGCGTACCCTTCGCCGGGCCCCACGCCCATCTGCACCAGTGCAAACAGCGCCATGTTGATGTACATGATGATGTCCGCATCAAAGTCGGTGCACTCCTCGGCAATGCCCAGCAGCTTCTTTACGCTTGTAAGGATGCTGTCCATACTGCGCCTCCGTCAATGTGCGGTGTTTCCGTCCGCAATGCACTGGTTCTCCCACTTCTTGTACACGTCGAGGTAGGTCTCCTTCTTGTCGCCGTTGTGGGTGATCTCATAGTACATGCCATCGGATACGGTGGTGCTTACAAGCGCCTTCCAGTTCTGCAAGGTCTTCGAGAACCATACGATGAACACATCCTCCATCGTCAATTTCTTGCCGTCGGTCGCGTCTACATGACTGTTGAAGTAGTCCACCACCAGCTGCTTTGCGCGGGTCATAAAATCTCTCTGTTCCATTTTTATTCCTCCTCGGCATCGCTGTAGCCACCCATAATGTAGCTCATCATGGCATAATACCAGTCCTTCTGAGCCCTCGCCAGAAGTTCCAGTTCGGCCAGATTGTGGGGCGCGCCGTCCTTCCCCATGGCCGCTTCTTTCTGTGCACTCTCCTCGACCAGCTTGGCCAGCCTCCCCGCATCTATTGCCACTTGACCAGGCTTCAGCAAAACGAGGTCTCCCCCAGCACTCGGAGCAGCGTTTTGTGCGGTCACAGCCTGATTCTCATCCCTCCGCGGGACAATCTTCATCCCATCAAACGTGATATCCCCGGCCCGTGTTGCCCGCACCTGCTGCCCATCAACATTTGTCGCCAGAGCATTGTCAAAGTCAAAGCCTTTGTTCCGCGGTACAGCCGTATAGCCCTGCTGGATCCCGGCTTCCGCAATGCCCACGTTCGCCCAGAGCAGTGCTTCGTCCAGCTTGGTCAGTGCCAGGCTTCTCGCACGGCTCGGTGCAAGGTGCTGGAGCATCGCCTCTGCCTCTTCCAGCTTCCGCCGCAGCCCCATGGCATAGTCCTGCTCTCGCCGGTTAAATGCTTTTTTCTGGTACATACTCATTTCCTCCACTGGATATCAGACTTTTTTCTTTACATACAACATATGGATTGATATACTTATCTCAAACGGTTTTTCTTATACTTCGGAGGCAATATATGCAGTCTTACACCTGTCCCAACTGCGGTGCTCCTGTAAAAATGGATGACCACGGTGCATTTCTCGAGTGTCCTTATTGTGGATCACAGTTCAAGCCCGATGATTCTTCATCTGATGAGCCAAGCAGTCGTCAAACGGATTCGGACGATGATAACGAAGAACTTCGCACCTATGCAGAAATAGTAAATCGCCATATTCCAGAATTTTCGGTCACCGAATTTATCGATAGAGCCAAGCATATTCTCGAAAGAACTCTTGATTTTCTCGGTGATCACGGAATGTACATCCAAGTCGGTGTCGTTTTGCTTTTTGTCGCCTTAGCCATTGTCAGTTTCTTCTTGTAACTTATTCATGTTTTTATCCATGGGCAGGTGTCGCCCGGTCTTCTTTCTCCGTCCGGCAGCTTTGGACCCTTTCCCGTTCCGTAATGGATTACCTTGTGCGTTGCCGCCGAAACACAAATGGCGTTCTCCGGATCAAGCAGCTTCTCGCTGTGCTGGAGAACGTCATTTTTTGTTATAGGGTTTATGTGGTGGATGGAGATCTTCGGTCGAATCGGCTTTCCGTCCCGCAGCACCCAGTCTGTGATCGGGTGGTCTTTGCACCCCAGGTCGCAACCCATGTCCCGGGCAATGATCCTGTCTCGGAACTGCCGCCACTCTCTCGATTGGTAGAAGTCCTGGTTCAGCCATCGGTCAAACCCAAAGGTATCTCTCCCCACTTCCCCGTGCAGCTGTAAATACTCCAGCCTCTCCTCGTATGTCGGCAGCGTGCAAAGTTCCGTGTAGCTTTTCATGCAAACAGCTCCAGTATCTCGCAGAGTGCAATAACCCCAGACAGTACCCCGAGAACATACAGCATGGTCGTACTTACAGCATTTTCCGGATGCTCCCCCAAGTATACGGCCACCATGAAGATTGCAAAACTGCATAACCACAGTACAGCCAATAGCATCTGGACATTCGTTATTGGCATTTCACCCAACTACCCCATTCTTACGCAGCAATTCATATAGCACCAACATTACACACCACAGTAGCGCAGGCATTCCGAAATGCGCAAATACCTCAAGCGCATAACTCTGGGTGTGCTTCTCGACCCACTCGGCAAAGAATAGTGGTACGAAAATAATCATCACAACCATGCTCAGGGCAAATGCAACGTCAACTAATGTCATACTCGTCATCCTCTCCCAAGCCGTTGTATTTCTTCATGGCAGCAATGGCCTTCTCGTACATCTCTTCAGAGTGCTTTGCATTCTGGAGTGTCTCAGTCTTTGCCCTCAGCAGCTTGTTTTCCTCTTCCAGCTTTGTTTTCTCCAACTCGTTCTTAGAGGTCGCCAGCTTCAGAAAATGGGTCGTCTCAGCGCTGGATGCCGTACCTTCCAGCAGTCGTCTCTCAACCAGCTTCATCGCCAGGTTGATCATATAGTTTTCTTGTGCTTCCGGGGTTCTTGCAGGCCGCGAAGTTGCAGCCGACATTTCGCCCGGAGCAGACTTCTTAGGTTTCATTGCAATAACCTCGTTTCACATTCTTATTTTGCTTTTGCAAGGGTTCATGGGAGTCGCAGTAGTACCAGTTAAGCCTGTCTCATTTGAAAGGAGAAGAAAAAGCAGATCATGCCCAATGGAGGTTGAACATCGTGAAAGCCCTGAACCCAAATATATAGGAGGATACTACTCCCATGAGCCCTTGCAAAAACCGCCGAAGTCCCGGTCTACACCCCAGAGCCTCGGCGATTATGTCCCGTTTCGACTTGACTGCACATACAAATGCACTTATACTTATCTCGGAGGTTGACCTGTAACTCATTTGAATCGTTCATTCTACTAAGAAAGGTGGTGATATAGAATGGACGATACAATTCGGATTGATAAAGTCACTTACGATGACTTTACCAAGGTCAAATTTGCTCCTGTATCTCGTGAAGAGATCTTGGAGAATATTACGAAGACTCTCCTGTGGATTGCAGATAAGTGCAAAAAGCTGGAGTTAGATCGAACCGTATAAAATGTAAAAACGTCAGTACCTACATACCGCGTAGATACTGGCGTTTTTTCTTCTTAAAGCCCAAATATCAATTTTCCCTCCGGGGAAATATCACAGACCGGCGCGATTTGAGAGGGGGTGTCGATTTTGAGACCCCCTCCCTATGGTTTACGCGGTTTGGCCGAGCGTGTCCTCGTCGGGCACTGTGATCTTGAGCTTCTTGTAGATGTTTATCGGGTCGGCAGCAACGATTTTATCGATTGCCTTCTCAATTTCATAGGCATTTTCGTTGTCCGTGAACTGTGAGGAGGTCTCGGCGATCCTCATAAGCAACCCGGAAGAGTTGTAGCCGTGCTCGATATCATACTGATACCACTTCTCGAACTCCTCGTACGGACTGTACGGGTTGTCAAAGGTGGTGAGAAAGCATCGAACCATTATTCAAAGCCTCTTTCTTAATTGATTGTTATTTGTTGAGCGCGCTGTAAACCGTGGACTCCGGAACACCGCAGGCCTTGGCGATTTCAGCATAAGAATAACCGCTTCTCAGCATCGCGTTTGCTTTGGACATCTTTGCAGAAGTCATAACAGTAACATTTTTCGGCATTGCACGTTTTACAATTTCGTCAGAATCAGACGAATTAAGGAATTTCGTCAACATATTGTCGGAAATTGCGCCAGCCTGAACAGCTTCCCACTCTCTGTCCGTGAAGGTAACCTTTGACTTGCGTCCGCTTGCACCAACAGAATCGCGAGCACGCTGCATCTCGACAGAGGAGATCTTCTTGATTACCTTCTTATCTTCCGAAATGTTGGGATCAAGCCCCTGTTCCTGAATCTTCGCCTTAATATTCGCGTTCGCAATCAGCATTGCTTTGCGCTCTTTAGGCTTGTTAGCGATCATATTGTTATACTTTTCTTTCAGAGAAGCAACCTCAGGCGCATAGGTCTTGGCTGCAGAAGGACTGTATTCAAGTCCCTTCATATTGGCCGCCTCTTTGCGCGCTTGGTTAGCCATGGCCTTCAGCTTGTTGGAGAAGTCCGCATACAGGTTCTCTTGGATGGTGCCAGAAGACAGCGTACGTGCATCCTTTGTTTCGGAGATCAGGCTGACTGTGTCCTCGGCCTTACGTTCCTTACCCGTCTTAGGGTCAACGAAGGTACGTCCACTTTCTTTGTAGATGTATTCACCAGTTTCCTTATCGACTCGAATACTACCACGGCGCTCGGGCACACGAACCGTCTGCTTACGGCGAGACAAGAGCGTGGATGCGCCACCATAGTGTATAGCGCCTTCCTCATCCACACGAATCTGCCACTTCTGCTTCAGCTCGGGAATGCCATTCTCCTGCTCAGACCGCTTGTAGTCCAACTTATGCTTTTCAGCATCGATAACGACCATGGAGTGCTTAACTGCACGCGCAAGCTCATCCTCGTCGGCACCACGCAGTGTCATATCAGTGATGAGATTGGAGATCACGCCCATTTCGCGCTGCTTGTCTTCTTTCTTCATCAGCCTGACATTGTTCGGATTGCCTTCAGGAACTGCATAAGTTGTCTTGGGATCGAATCCTTTCAGTGCTTTCAATGCACGGGTGGACTTGATGTTGACCTTGTCGGTAATAGGAATCGCCATAACCGTGTCACCATCGAAGTCTGCGCCCGAAAGCCGCTCTGCAACCTTCGCATTGATGCCGATTGCATCCTGAATTGCACCGAGATTCCGCTTGCCGCTGACATTCTTGTTGTTGACAGTCACGATGGGAATCTCAAAGGTACCTGCATGGGGATAACGGATCAGTGCAAGCCTGGTGCCATTCTCATAGGTGGGGCAGTAAGCCTCTGTCTCCTTAATCTTATTGATCGGCAGGATAACCTTCGTGGACTGGCCCGGGAAAGCAGATGCCTTCAGGGTCATGGATGTTCCTTCAACCGTATCAGCAAAATCATTGAGCAGTTTCTTCTTGACCGTAGGATTATCGTACCGCATGATTTCATCATATTGGGCTTTATAATCCGCAACAGTAAGGTTAAGCTGGTTCTCGATCAGCTTCTTGGGCTGCTTGGAAAGGAACTGAGAAGAGACATTCCGGGACATCGTATCCCAGTCGCCCTCTTCTTTCAGCTTGTTGATCGGCGAGAGGTGCTCTTTGCCATCTTCGCCGATATACATGCTCTGTCCGTTGGCCTTGATAGCTGCGCCAAACGGGTTATCAGGGTCCGCTTTTGCTTCCTTGAGGACCTTCATTTTGGGCGTGCCAGAAGGCTTATTGGTGTTGAACCTAACGTCCACACCATCCGGCAGATCATCAGAATAGACTGCCATGCCCTTCAGATAATGGTCACCGTCAACGAGGATACGAACCTGCGCATAATGGCTCTTGCCGAGGTCAAGGTCGGGCACACCACGGCGAATCTCAATAACACCGTCTTTGTCCAGACCGCCTTCATCGCCATAATGAATTGCAACTCGACTGGAATCCAGACTAGAGGGGCGCTGAAGCTTCGTGAAGGTCTCGCCGCCATCATCAGAGTGGTAATCGCCCAGAGAATCGATCTGTTCCTGATGATTGTAGGCATACTTCTGATCGAACTCTGGTTTCGCAAGCACCATGATATTGGTCTGCTGGCGATTGTTTGTCGGTTGCTTAATACCTACGCCATAACGCTTATAACCGTATTCGGCCTCTAACGTATATACTGCATCCTGAAGTTCAGTATCAGTTACGCCCAACGCAAAGTTTGCGCCCTCCGAAACATCGATCATTCCCTTTTTATCGACTTCTTTTTTCAGAGTTTCGGCGATGTTTTTTGCACGCTGCGCTTTTTTGTCTGCATTTCCGGCATATTTGGATCGAACACTTGATTCGCTCATGCCAAGTTGGTTGGCAATTTCAGTCCAGCCAAGGTGATCTTCGTCTTTCAGCTTATGGATCTGCTCGTATTCTGAGGTTTTCCGTTCATGAATGGCAGTTCGCTTTGCCACACGGAACTCAGACAGGCTCATCTGATACTCTTTCGGAAGAGAGTCGTTAATGCTCTCCAGAATATCTTTCTCAGACAATCCCTTCTTCTTCAGAACATCAATGCGAGACAGGAAATCGCCGGAATGCTGATACGGATTGTCGCCAGAACCCCAAGGATAGCGACCAGAATGCCGCTTGGTGCCGTAGTGTTCCAGGATATTGCTTTCGGAAGTGATGCCAAAATAAGAACGAAGGTCTTTTTCAATCGGATTCATGCTGCCACTCCTAACAAAATATCGGTGATGATCGGGTCGAACTCTTTGATTTTAGCGATGACGGGGCTGATTTCCTCTTCAGTGGGGTTCTCGACCCAGACTTCATCGTTCTGGTAGATACGGAGCTCCATCCGAATATCTTTCGGGTGGTATCCGTACTCCAGACAGAACAGAGCGGCATAAATATAGAGCTGCTCCATGTGTGCAGGAACAGCTCCGGTTTTTAAGTCGTGAATGCGAAGGAACCCATCGTTGAACGAAATGGCATCCGCAGTTCCATAGCAGTTGTCGCTGTAATACAGCACCTGCTCGGTATCCATGCGGAAACCAATGGCATCGTTCACGTAGGTATTGAGGGTTTTCTTGTTCTTCGGCAGTTTTTGCTTCAGATCAATGCACTCTGCTGCAAATGCGTGCAGCCGTGTTCCCCGTTCCTTCGCCTGGTAATTAAGAACTGCATTGGTCAATCTATCTGCGTCATAGTTCAACCAATGGTAGTTACTTGCTCCGAGGAGGGCATGTTTCCCCGTGAGCCTCGAATGATCTCGCCAGTTCATTAAGAACTTCCTCCTTGTTTTCGGGATAGATAAAGGCCGCAAAACTCATCTCATCCATCTGCTGAACGTAATAGTCCTGATTTGGACGATGAGGTGCACTCGCTGACTTCTTGCCCTCCAATGCGCCCCATGTTGTGCCGTAGAGAACCAAGAGATCGGGGATTCCCTGAATCTCGTTTGGGTCAAGATGGACAACCATGCAGCCAGGAAAGCGTTCTTTCAGCTCCCTTATCAATCCTGTCTTGAATTTGTTTTCGAGCATGATACAACCTCCAAAATAAGAGGAATAGTGCATCCTGAGACGCATTCTATTCCCCCCATAAAAGGGGATGTTTTTCTCGCGTGAGTTTTTAGAAAAAAATGTGAATTTTTAGGAATTTTCAGAGAAAAAGAAAAAGCCCCTGCGTTTTTCGCGCAGAGGCATAAAATGCAAATATCAATCTAACCATTCCGACTCAGGCTCAAGATTATCATCTGGATAACTGGCTTCTTCTGTCGGCGATGAGAGGATATCAATATCTTGATTTTCAATCTCATTACCGCATTGATTGCATTTCCAGATGTCGCCGCAATGTGCAAGCATCTTGTGGCACTCCCAGCACCAATGCTCACCGGTATCCTGATCATAACCTGGAGTGTGAATCACTCGATACTCAAATGAGCCATCCGGGTGTTTCAGCCATAATACTGGAAGACCAAGTTCTAGTGTGGTATAAGTCCAAACCTCATCGCCATTCGGAAGAACATCTCGCCCTTCAAAAGAGCGGTCGTGTTCGCGCCATTTTCTTGCCAGCTCATCCATGTAGCTCATGGTTTTCACCTCGTAGAATCGGAAGCGTTACGTTCGTACACTATGGTTCTATGATACACCCTTGGGCGCGCATTTACAAGTAAAAACTCGCTATGGCCAAAAACCCGTTTTTTATTCTCTATTACTATATATATTTTTTTCATTTTTTTAAGTAAGTTAAAGAAAAAAGTGGGTTTTTGGCCAAACAGCATATTTTTAACGTATTTACGTTAAATTTTGTGGCCATTTTTATAAAAATTTTTGACCACAAAGTGGGTTTTTGGCCAAAAAAATGTCACTTTTTTGACGTTTTCTCGAAAATTCCCAAAAATTGCGAAAAATAAAATGGGCAGAAGTGGGCACTCAGAATAATCCTTTTGAGCCTAGAAAGCAAATAATCATGATAATTGCAAATCCAACAGCTCCAATAATTACGGCTTTATTCTCTTCCTTTGACTGGTCTTTCCTCTTCCGTTCCTCAAACTCCATTTTCTTGAGCTCAAGTTCTTTCGCATCCTTGGACTCTTGGATTCGTGCTTCATCCACAAACCGATGCGTCTCCTGATAGTCATCAAGCCGAATCTTCGTCCCACAGAACTCACAAAACATGAAATCTCGGTTGCCATCCTTCACCGTAAGATCTGCACCACAGCCAGGGCATTTTACCGTCCGTGCCATAAAAGCACCTCCTATTCGTCATGTATTTAGGATATCATGTGCTCTGCCCATAGTCAAGTAAATCAGGGTGGCCTTACCCAAATAACATTTTTATCCAGTTTCATACTTTAATCCTCAATCTCAAACATCACATTCTCCGGCGAGATGATCGTATCGCACTTCTTACCTTTGAACCGAAACCTAACAAACTGGTTCGTCAAACCGGAGATTTTCTCAACCAGTCCGTATTCACCACTAAAATTAGCCACGATCTTAGCCCACACTCTCCCCTGCTTGGCCAGTTCGTTAAATTCACCCGCGGTCATTACCCACACTCACCTCCGTCATCAAACTTCTCCCCGCCGCATACAAGAATTTCTTCAGCGACAGCACCTTAATATCGTACGTACTCTTCAAATTCTCCAGCTCAATATTAACCCCACCAGAGCGATACTCCGCCATATCCAATGCATACCGCATCCGGCGATCCGCAACACCAGGGCTGCAATTGAACTTATCTGCCAGTGATGCCTCGATATCCCTCATGGACATAAATCGGTGCGAGTTCAAGTCATCGACGACCATCTCCACAGCCTCGCCCATCAGCTCCCCGCCGAAGGTCAGCATGGGAACCTTCAACTTAGCGAGAAAATCATACGTTCTTTGCTGCATTTCTTATCGCCACATCCTTTCCCACTCAGGTTTTCATAATAGCATTCGCTGCATGAACCAGATATGTGGTACCGTCAATCGTGATTTGCAGCTGATCGCCTTCGTAGTCAGTCCAGTTGTCCACTTTGCCTTGAACGATAGTTCCATCGGGCAGCTTAATCTGTGCCCAGGAATAGGTAAATGTCGTATCAAACACCCTATAGTTTCCACAACCGCATAACCCGAGGCAGCCAACGAGCATCATCATACATACAACAATGCAAATAATACGATTTTTCATAATCAATCACCTCAACCAAATATCATGTAAATCAAAAGCAAGAACCATCCTGTATATCTGATGATTCTCTGTTTTTCTTCGCCGATGTTCTCAGCAAAAGACATTCCAATTGCGGTAGCTTACAAAATAATGCTTGCGAGCAGCACAATTCGCATCACTTCACCATACTTCCTTTCCGTGTCTGGTCATCCGCAGGCCAGTACGTGTAAATATCATCGAACACCACCGGGATCTTCTTCTGGAGTTCCATCAGCAGCGGGCACATGAGCTCCCGCATCTGAGGATGGGCCGCCACAGGAGTACGCAGCTTGAAGATGTTGCGCCACTCACGGTAGTTGGCAGTCACCACGATCTCGGTCTTCAAGCACAGCGGCAGTACACAACGGGCCTGTTCGGGACGCATACCGAGTGCGATCATATCCTTATAAAGGATTTCCGCAGATTCGCAGGAATCAAGCCAGGTGCTGCCAGGCGTATATTCTGCGCTTTCACGTTTCTCGTCAGTGTCGGTCACATCAATATAATACGGCCGGATAAAACTCAGCTCTCCGCCAAACTTCTCCTTCGAGTAGTTGCAGTACCGGGTGCTCTCCTGCGCAAAGCTCGCAATGCGGTGACGCACCAGCTCATTCGCCACGCCACGGTCACAGGTGAACAGCACGGACAGCTGCGAATGCTCCAGCATAGCCTCATGCCCCTGCTTCACCAGAAAGCCCACCAGTTTCTTTGCCGACTCACCATCCGGCGTGATCTTGTCCTCGCTCTTGTAGCAGACCCGGGCCACCCGCTCGATCCGCTGGAGCTCCTTAATGCCTCCTTCAGAAATATCAGTGAGGATTTCGTACTTAGGTTCAACGATTTTCATAATTAAATCTCCTTTTCATCAGTGAATCCACTATTTCGAGCTGACTGAGGCTCTTTCCGTTGCCCCTTTGTTGAACTATGTATCCGAGATGAGCCATTTGTTTATGGTCGCAGGATTTCACTTTGGGACACTTCTGGCATTTTGGAGCAAGAATGGTAATCGCTCCAAAGTCTTCGTTCATAAACTATCCTCTCGCTTTAATTTACACTCCCAGTCGCCGCAGATATCTCCGCAAGCGAACTTCTTCGCGGTCTTCATGCCTTTACGGATGGCCTCCTGTTTGTCGGTTGCTCTGACCTCAAAGGTCTGATGCCCACCGCCATTGTCTGTGCAGGAAAATATAAAGGTGTGTTTCATATATTGGCTATCCTTTCTGCTTCAGGATCTCGTAAAATTGAATCCCACTTTCTAATAAGACTCTGTAAGCCACGGTCATCCACCACCGGAATCATTTTCGCTTCATCGTATTGCAATATAACACTGCCTTCTTTATGGCACCCGAAACCGCATCGTGGACATACTGTCACGTATTTAATTTCAAGTTTCGCGTCAGTCATTATCGTATCAGACACAATAGGCTTTGCCTTTGCGTAACATACCGGACAACATCTCATATAAAATCCTCCAAAATCGAGTTAAGCAGAATCTCCAGCACCCGGTTTATACCCGCCACCACTCGATATGGCCACGGTTCTTTCGGTTTCACCCGGGCAGGGGTATCAAACTTTCTCAGCGCACCATAAAGCCACCTGTCGAACTGCCCAAGTGAAACATCATTCTCCATGCACCATTCACGAGCATCTGCGTAGCTAATGTCACCATTCATGCAAAGCTCGACCACATCACGCAACGTAGCGTTCGGCTTGATCAGGATATCTTTTTGAAGCTCGTAATCCTCAAAATACAAGTCCTCGCGTGACCCGTCAGCCCTGTGAATAACTTGCGCAAAGGGTTTGCCATCCGCATAAAGCGTCGTAATATCCTCATCAATGTCGATTCGAGGACAGTCGTACCTCCATATGGCCTCAACAACTTCTTCATAGTCAATCATATCGCACCTCACAGCAGAATCCGGAACAAAATGAACCAGATCGCCTTCAGCGTGAACACAATAATGATCAGCCATGCGCAAATAACCAGCGTTGCCGCCAGAATATGACCCAGCATATGGCCGATCTTCTCCCAAACATCATTCATCCTTATCAACCCTTTCGAGACCTGTAAAATATCCAATGCCAATATGACCACCATCGCAATAATGAATTGGGCGGAACGCCATCAGACCGGCCAGATTGTTCTTCGCATCTTCGAGATTACAGTAGGGATGCCCATCGTTAAATTCCCTCTCGCAAAATCGACACTTGTAAGTCGGATAATAAAACGGCTTCACCCCACACACCTCCTCGCCGCATCCAGACGGCTCTCCGCAGCGTTAAGCTCGAAGATAGCAGCCGTGATAAACTCCGGATCGCAGTTCTCAAAGTGGTTCCGGGCCACCTCAAGGTCCCGCATGGCATCTTTCAGCGTGTTGACTGTCGAAACCATCGGTTCTGTCCAGAGTATCTTTTTGGCGAAATCAACGATTTTTCGCAGCATTTCTACACCTCCACATCTTTGTAACCTGACGAGCCGTGAGCCAGCCCTCAACATCATCAAGGCCAAGTGCCTGCCTACCCATCACCTCGATAAGCCCCTGCTCAAAGCCATAGGAACCCCAACCCCAAATGCCATCCCAGATACGATTTCCAGCAGCATCATATGCAGTGATTTGCTCACCACCATCGTGTCGTCCGCCCGGAAGATACTCCGGACAGTCCGGTCTGTCCATCTCTGGCCAGCGACGTTCATAAGTATGCGGAACCTTAGCATGCTTCAGCAGAATATCCAACTTCTGCATCTCGGTCATGTGATTCCAAACCCGGAGTTTCCAGGTTTTCTTAGACATGTTTCTCATTTCTGCATTTCCTTTCGTCAGCCTCCATGGTCTTTGCGATTTTATGCTGAATATAAAGCACACAGCCAGCCTGACTATTACACCCGAATGAAGCCAATAATCCGGCAATAGCATTCAAAGAGTTCAAATCCTCTTCAGCAAATATCATTTAGCGTTCACCGTTCCTCCTGATACTCTACAATTTTGGTTACTTCGCTCTGAACCCGGTGTAAGAAATCATATGCAAGAAAGCAACCGCATTCCGCCAATTCCTCGGCGATATCGCCCAAAATATCCATATCGGTTCTTGTGAGATTAACTTGAGGAATAACCTCAATGTTCTCCTCTGCAATAAATGGGATATAGTCCCCACAATGGCAGCATTTGATATTCATACGTTGCATACAAGCATCTCCCTTCAATGATAAAAATAAAGAGCCGCAGATTTCTCCACGGCTCTCGCGTTAATGATTAGCTCGTATTAACGTTCCATAAAGTCCTTATCTATTAAATCATATTCCACATCATGGTCGTTGGAATTGCCGATAAATATCGAAAACGCCTTATCAAGGTCTGTAAAGTCGCACACTGCAATTTCACTATTTTTGAATGCCGGTGATCCAACCAGTGCCTCGCACATGCGATCACGAAATTTAGCCATTTCCTCCGGATTTTTGCATTTGATGTTCAAAACGATCATAGTTTTGTTACCTCCAAAATATAATTCTGAGACTAATCATCTCATAAAGGAGCCTGTTATTTTCGCGTCTTCTCATCGAACTTCACGGGCTTCATAGTCAACTCCCGCAGAGTATTAACTATTGCCGGCATCGGCTCTGTCTAGAATATCTCTTTGACGAAATCAACGATTTTGCGCAACATAATTTTTACGAAGTCCTCCTTTTTTGCATCCAAATTCTTTTCGGCGACGGTTAATCCATTCGAAAACTTTAGGAGAAAGTGGCACACCCTTTTTCACAATCAGAATTGCCTGCACATATTCTTTATGAGCTGGCACATACATCCAACACTGAGTATCGTCATTATGGTCGATTGCATCACCAATCCACAAACGTGCAGGCCAAACATGGTTTGAGTGATAGAATATGCTTCCCTCCAAATAATCGAACCAGAAATACTTATGGACGACCTTTCGATCAATAAGTTTTCGTGTCTTCTTAGACATATTTCTCATTTAATTTTCACCTTTGCTTCCTCGAACTTCAGAGGTTTCACCGTACCCTCCCGCGCACACTCCGTCAGGAACTCGTTGCAGGGTTCATCCGTCTCCAGCACCTTGAAGCTCTTGCACTTCGGGCAGTAGGTCGCATAGTCCACTTCGCGCATCCAGTCACTCATTTGTTCCTACCTCCGTAAAGCTAGTAATTTTCATGCAATGGCTGCACCGTCCAAGAACGGAATCACTAATCGGTGACGACTTTTCCATAGCGGCCTCCCATTGTTTTTTGGTGATAATAAATTGAGCACCGCACGTGTTACAACTGATGCATATAGCCGGTTCGCGAATATCGTCCTCGCATTCAATGCTTTCTGACTTTGTATCCAGCGTAGGTAACTTCCACCTATCATCCAGCTCCGGGTGCGTCTCCCGCTGGTTCAGTGCCCAGAGCAGGTTCCAACAGGCAGCTCGCAGGTGGTCCTCGTCGTCCATTCCGACCATGTACTTTGCGAGGTGCCGAGAAGCGCTGTCCAGCAGCGAATGCAGCGGAATACCCTTGTCCACATTGTGTTCGCCATACTTCAGTGCGCCCTCTTCGCAGTGCTTGCTGACTTCCATGATGCCATACCAAGGCAGAAGGTCCATCCGTCCCTTCCCTGCGTGCATGTCACGCTTTGCACCAGTTTCAAATTCGGTGCGATCTCCAGAATCCTTAATCATTTGTTTGCCTCCTCCAATTCTTTGATGCGAGCCCCAAGTGCACCAACCGTTGATAATAGGCCCATGAAATGAGCGAAATTCTCATCGGTGTGCATCTTGAGAATGATTGCAGCACAAATTGGATTTTCTCTTTTGTATTCTGCAATCACTTGGTTGTAATTATCAATCTGGTTTTGCAACTCTTCGATGCTCGTGCATTCGCCTACGTCATGGATTGTTTCGATCATCACTGTCCTCCATAAAATTTCCTCTCGTTAAACGCTTTCTTCGAGTTCAGGGCTCTCGAAATTGCCAGATCAATACCGCTCCTACTCTTCAGATGGTAGTAGTACAGATCCTTGTACGGTGTATTCAGCCGGTCGATACGCCCCGAGGCCTGCTCCATGATCTTATATGAGTAGTTCTGGCTGTAAAATATAATGGTGTCCGTCTTGATGCAGTTCCAGCCTTCAGCACCGGCATTGTACTGCACCAGATACACCCACCTATCGCCTTCAGGAAGCGGCTGATGCTTGTGCCCGTTCCATTGTGCAACTTCGGTGTCCTTGCCATAGTCCAGACCCATCAGAATATCGAGCTCATAATCGAAATTATAGAAGATGATGACCCTAGGTCTGCCTTTGCAAATGTCCAGCACTTTTTCTTGTCGGCTTGCATCAGCGTTCACCAACTTTCGCAGCAGATAACAGAACTCGCTGGCAGTCTCGATTGGCTTGTTCTCCCAGAGGTTCCACCGGTTCTTGCAGATCGACAGATACTTCACCTTGTCGTACTCCACAAATACATTCTCATGGTGCGATACCGTCGGCCGCTCGAAATCCATGTCAACCAGAATCCGTTCCCGCAGCCGTACCAAGCGCTGGGTGTTAAGATACCGATCGATCTTCGGATACTTCGTGCAGAATTGGCTGTATACCACATGCTGGTTGTTGAAGTCCGTTCTGTTTCGATAGAACCCATTGGCGATGAACACCGGGATATAATCTGTCCAGCAGTCCCCGGGGGTGGCACTGAGCAGAATCCACTCGTTATTTTGCGTAATTTTGTAGAAAGATTTCACCCATGCGCCCTTTCCAACGACTCGCTGCTCGTCAAATATAAAGAACGCATTCTTTACGCCAACGTACTTTCCGATATTGTTCCAGGAATCCACCACGACCTTGTGCTCGTAAATATCATGCTCTGGATCTGTAGACATATAGAAATGGGCCAGTTCTTCGTCCCACTCTCCGGTGTCCCGTTTCCGGGCAGTCGTGATGATGTAAAGATCCGGGGGCTCTGTCATACGAACATAATTTTCCGTGTTCACCTCCCCATCGTAAAGTTTGTAATAGAACGCCAAACTCGTTCTCGATTTTCCGCTTCCTACGCCTCCGCATAAGATGCAGCCGATTTTCATACGGTTAATCGCATCCAATTGGTAGTCGTAGAGCGTTACACCTGCCATCAGGTCGCTCACCTCATTTCCAACGTCACATAAATGTCACTTTTCTTGCAGTGATTCTCGTAGGCCAGAAGCGAGATCGTCGCCTCTTCCTCATCTTCGCCCTCCCCTCTGACGGTATAAGCAAAGAGTTCTTTCCGGTGCTTTCTGAACACCTTCCAGAGCTCTTTTTTCTTAGTAAAGTCCGTGCTTTTTGCAGTAGGACGCATATTGCAAGCCCTCCTTGTCTGCTTCGCGCATGATTTCTGACAGTGTGAGCTTTTTAGGCTTTTCTTCCGTCTTTGACATGTTACGCGGTACGGTGTCTCGACATTTATCGCAGTACAATCTTTTTGACGGAACCTGATACATCATAGCGCTGCATTTTTTGCAAGCCTTATCTACTCTGCGAAGTCCGCCCATAAATATCACACCTCCTCAAAATGGCAGAAGTCCGTGTAGTAAACCAGGTCGTAATCCAGCGGATGGTTGTTCCAATCGTAGTTCTGCTCGTAATCAGCAACCTCATCACGCTCGTCGAGTTCGCGGCAAATATCATCGTTGTGCTCATAGAACCATTCCAGCGGAAGGCCGAACTTGTCGCACAGTTCCGGAATATCAAAGGCCCAGCAGCCGTAGTTGGTGTTCTGTGTACCCTCCGAAACCATGTAATCGACAATCTCTTTTACTTTTTCTCTGCTCATAATCCTTACTCCTTCTGTTGTTCAAATATCAGGCTCTCTGGCCCGGTTGTGAGTCATGCGGGAATCGAACCCACCGTACAGCCCATGCTAATGACTCAAATAAAAGAGCCCAAGATTTCTCCAGGGCTCTCATGTGCTTATTCTTCAGGTGTACAATAATCAACGTCGAGATGCACTTTGCCTTCGCTATCCGTGTAGGTGACGAACTTTCTCGGTTGATGGAACATCTTCTCGTACTTCTCGACGAACTCCGGCAAAAGCTCACCGAAATCATCCTCCGTGAGGCCTACAATCAGGAATGTTCCAACGATAATATCAATGGGGATACCATAAGGGCCGTCGAGCGTCCGGTTGAGTTTCTCCATGCAATCATCATGCAGCTTTCCTTCTTCGTTGCAAATCAATGCCACCTCATCGTCCCACGGGTAAATAGCCTGAATCGGGCCTTCCACCTCTTTCTGGAGCGATTCCAGAGAGCAGTCAATGTCGATCACTTCAGGGTAATGCTTTGGGCGAACTCTCAGAACTTTCATACTGTCAACCTCCCAAATTGCACATCAAAAATATAAATCGAGCTGTTTCCTTAGAGCCGCCATTTGCGACGTGGGCACTCACCGACTGGGCATTCGACCAGGGACTGACCCCGGCACTCGAAAAATATCAATGATCAATAATAGCTGTTGTACTTCCGGTTGGCTTTTGCACGAGCCTCCGTAACATCAGGGGCTACGAAACCAAAGTTGATCACATAGCTCGGGATATTGTACGAACGGGCAACCAGGTTTTCGATTGCACAGCCACGGAACGCCTTCTCCTCATCGTAGATCCCGATAAAGTAGTCTGCATCCGCCATCTTCTTGATGCTCTCACCAAGGTACCAGACTGCCTGATTCGCATCAGCCGGAGGATCATCAGAAATATAAGTCTGGATCACCTCCAGCTCCTCGCCAAACACAGCCTCAGCAATATGGTGCATCTGCTCCATGGTTGCCCGGATTTGTGCTTCAGTGCGGCCTTTCATCGGTGCGCTGATAAACAGTTTCTTCATATGCGTCACCTCAGAACGGAATTTCGGTGTGGTCGCTCGGCTCTGCCATGTCTGCTTCAGGAGCTGCAAACCGGGCGTAGCGCTCTGCATACGGATCAGCATCCGCATCTTGCTCAACGTACATCACATCCGCATACAGGCTGTACTCGCCGGGTGTGTTCCGCTTCTCGACAAGGTTTGCCTGGAGACAGACGTTTTTGACCCGGATAAAGTCCAGCTGGCTGATCGTGTCCGTGTTGCAGAGCAGGCGCTTGCCGGAAGTGGTGACCCAGTAGATATGCGGGGGCCACTTGGAATCCATGTTGATCGCCACCGGCACGAAGTAGGTCGGAACGAACGGCTCGTCGTAGGTACGCTCAGGATTCGGATTGGTCTGACGAACCTTCACACCGAGATCCATGAGGTGATTCACCAGCTCCATGGTCGGGATCACCACGTTGACGCGGCGCTTGTCCGAGCCAAAGCGATCACGGCTGGGATCACCGCTGAAGTTGGTGGTAAAGATAAAACGGGTGTCGTCGATATTGACTTTCTGGCGCTTGGTGTACATAAATATCAGTCTCCTTTTTACTTGTTGATTTCATTTTCCAGAATTTTCAGGTCTGCCACGAGTGCTGTCAGGTGGAGAAGCGCACCAGACTGATTGTTGCTCGCGGCCGCGCTGAGGAACTTCTCAAAATCCTTATTTGCCTCAGAACTGTACTTTTTCAGCACATCCAGATCGACAGCTTTTCCGGCAGCAGGCTTCCCGGGATACTTCTTCCCACTCTTCTCGACCCAGCTCTGGATCTCCTTGTAATAGCTGCCCTTGTTGCCGCCGCAACGCTTTGCAATCGCCATGGCCAGCCCCTTCTCCGGGTCGAAAACATCCTTCTCGCTGCACTTCACAACGGTCTTGGAACCATCCGACCAGTAAACGATCGTGGCCGGAGGAGCAAAGATAACGTCTTTGATGGCTGCTGTGCTCATAGCAGAAGCCGTCTTCTTACCCTCACACCGAGGATAGAGCGCGCCAGAACGGATGCGCCAATTGCCGTCTCGATCAGAGGTCAGATCACACGGGCCAAATACGAGTTCGTGACCAGTGGAAAGAATCACCTTCATCAGGTCGTCGTGCATATTCTTCTCAACGGTTCTGATATAGCCAATCAGCTGTCCTTTGGAATCGTACAGTTTGTTCGTCATAAAATATCACCTCACGTCAAAATTTCTTGCTGCTTCTTCCTGCGCATCGCTCCAGGGAAGATCCGGTGCTGTCCAGGGAGCAACGCCGTCGTCACCAACGAACCAGTTGAAGTCACCGTACTTGGAGATTTCCTCAACTGCCTCATCGACTTCCCGGTTGAAATATCTTTTGTCGATATCCTCCTGCATCTGAAGCTGATAGACCGCCTCGCTTTCCAGCCAGCGGTAATCCTTTGCTCCGGTCACAGAAGCATATTTCCGTTCGCCGGTATCCGTCAGGCCTGCTTCCCGCAGCAGCAGAGCACCGCCCTTTCCCGGCACGATCGGGCAGAACTGTCCCACGCGTCCCACAAAAATATAATTGTGTTCGCCTTCAGGCAGATCCTCGTTCTTGTCGAGATAGATAGCGCCCTTGGAAACGGTCTTTGTCTCGCAGAGGTCAGTGAACTCGATCTTCTCCTTGGAGAACAGGGTCTTGAACACATACGGCACCTGGAACTGTGTGCCCGTAGCCGTCCATTCGCCGCCTTCGTCCTTGCAGTCGCCCGGGATATAACCGTAAAGCGCCTCACAGCGGTCCGCAGTCATGTATTTCGCAATATAAACGGCATTGTTCACCAGACACATCCGCTCGTAGGTTGCCTCATGCTCGAACGTGTAGCCGTACTTCTTCGCAAAATCCATGCAGTACGCAATGATTTCCGGGGTCGCATCGGGGATCTTGATCGAATCCGTTTTGATGTGCGCGACCTTAAAGCCACGCTGCTGCACTTCATCCTGTAAAGTGCGCATAAATAAAGCCCCTCGAAGCGCCACAATGTTGTTGGCGTTCTTGGGGTTGCGGAACGGGTTGTCGAAGCTTGCACTGGTCAACCCGTAAACCGAGTTGATGGCGATCTTCAACGCCTGCGCCAGAGCCTTTGCCTGCTGCGGATCATCGAGGTACTTTGCCAGTTTGCCGCCAAAGAGTCCCTTTGCCTTCTCATACTCGCCGTGCTTGACGTAGATTCGCACGTCCATCAGGTCGTTGAAATGCTTGGTGTACTCACCAAAGTAGTTCATGGCAACAGCCGAATGCGGGTGCAGCGACGCAACGTCCAGCAGGGCTACGTTCGTGTACATCCCGGGCTCAGCGTAGACATAACCACCCATGCCCAGGTCTGTACCCCGGAACATGTTGTGGTACTTGCCGTCCTCGCCCTTGGCCCATTCGTAACCGGGAAAGGCATTGATGATGTTGCAGTCGGTCAAAATATCAGGCTCGACTTCCACGATTGCATCGGATTTTCCCGTAGCAAGGTCGGTGTAGACCAGCCGGGGGTGCTTTTCCTTGCCGAAAATAATGCGTGTTGTCAGCGAGTTTGTCGTGTCGTTCACCGTCATGCCGGCAAGGTCTGCCAGAATCTCTCGCGCCACAAAGTCTGCATGGCGCTTTTTCGAGTAGAACAGGGTCTCGGTCGCGATCACGTCGTTGTCGCAATACTCGGCCACCTTGTCCCACAGGCTCTTCGGCACCGGCTGATCCCACGGAAGTCCCAGCTCCTGATGGTGGATGCCCAGCTCGATCTCGAACTTCTTCAGGCTCTGCTTTTTCGACGAGAAGTCGAAAATATCAGTGTAGGACAAGTTGTACGCCTCACCAAAGAAGCCCGTGTGTTCGTTGATGATCCGGTTGGACAGCGCATAGATCTGCTCCACCGACATTCCGATCATGCGGGCCCAGAGGATATGGTTGTCGTACTTGCGGTTGTTGAAGCCGACCAGCCGATACTTTGTCAGGCTCTCGATCTCCTCCGGCGTAGGATTCACCATGCGGTGCACAGGCTCCTGCTTGGCAAACTTCCAGTTTACGAGCAGCAGATTCGGGAACACCTCCACGTCGAAAAATATCAAGGGCGTTTCCTCCCCCACAGGGGCCTCCCGCTGAATATCATCCTTCGACTTGAAGTGCATCTTCGCCACGATCTTCAGGCAGGTGTCCGCCTGGTTCGTGCTGCTGGCGGCAAAGCCCAGGATCGCATTCCGCATGTCGTCCACGTTGTAAACGACATTGCCCTCGTAGGCTTCGTCCATGATGTGTGCAATAAAGTCAATGCTGGGCTTCGTATAGGGGCTGATCTCCTTGGCAAGGGCTTTCTTGATGAGGATACGCAGGTGCCGCTCATCCTGGATCTGCTTTGTATCAACCATTTTCGTTTCTCCCTTCAGTGGCAGGCCGCTGCTGATGGTCGCAACCGGAATATCATTGCATTTCGACAGTTTTCTCCGCAGAGAGGACTTCCCCGTGAACACCTTAACCTCGATGTTCTCGTCGTAGATCCTGCTCAGCTTCGTTGCATCGCCGGTGTAAATATAATGCAGGTGGATGCCCGCACCAGATTTGCTCAGCTCCGCATAGGTCTGGGGCCATTTGGAGGCAGCTTCCAGGTTGCGCTCGAAGCTCTTTTTTCCATCCGGCCCGGGAATATCAAAGTCGATGACAATGTGATTCTCCGGAACTTTCACGTAGTGCAGTCTCGAAGCATCCAGTTCGGCCAATTTTGACTCGACATTCTCCCATTTACGCATCGGAATGCCATCGTCTGTCGCATACTGTGCAGGGCAGTCCTTGCAAATATCATTGAAGAGAGAATGCTGCTCCTTGAACTCGATCCATGACGTTTCCGGCTCGGCAGTGGGTTCTTCTGCCTTCACAGGTTCGTCAAGGAACTCTTTGAATTTCTCCGCTTTGAAGCCGCTGTAATAGCTCCGCACCCGCTCGCCATTCACGGTCTCCGCGCGTTCCTTGTACTCCTCGAAGTAGTTCATCAGCTCTTCCCGGAACGCACGGCGTGAGTATGGGTACGCCACCTTTGCCTCGTCATTATAGGTGTTGTACATCGCCCAGGCCCGCTTCAGGGATACACCGTCCTCCTTCTTGAAAATATAAAAGGAATCCAGCATAAAATTGTAAAAGTCGTTCGATGCACCCAGCATACGGGTCGGAATATAATCATCGTAGAGATGTTTATTCTGCTCGTATACCTCCTTGCAGTGCCATGCGATGCCACCCAGCTCAAAGTCCACCTTCGCTACAAGGTCACGGTACTTTTTTGCAGGGATCTTTTCGCCGGTAGGTTCCACATCGATCAGTCGTCGGATCAGACCCGATTTTGCATCCGTGATCTTAACGGGCTTGTTGGTGCCCAGAAACATGAAACACTTGAACTGGCTGGAATACTGGCTGCGGAACTTCTCGTTCACCAACATGGTCTCGTGGGATACCAGCGAGTTCAGCCGGGTGTTGTCCTCGATGCGGGAAAGGTCACCGTCGTGCTGGATCGCGATCAGCGGGTTCGATTTGAACGCCTCCAGCGCAAACGCATTGGACGATGACCCCAGCACTTTGGAGTCGAACACCGACCAGTACCCGTCGAAAAGTTTCTGGACGATGTTCAGCACGGTCGATTTACCGCTGCCGGGTGGGCCATAGAGCACGAGGAACTTCTGGATCTTGCGGGAATCGCCGTTCACGATCGCGCCAACCGCCCATTCGATCTTCTTTCGCTCCTCGGGAGAATATAAGGTAGTCATCAGCTCGTCGTAGGCGCTGATGTTCCCCTCCTCCAGAAGATACGGCAGCCGCTTCGACGCATAGCTTTCCTTCTTGACCGGGGTGTTCGCAAATATCAATGTATCGTCAAGGGTGTGGTAGTTGTCCCGCATCTGACGCTGACAGTATTTGTGCCAGTTGTCGATCATCCCGCTCTCCGCGTCCCACATGTGCAGAACACGGTAGCTGTCATTGAAGACCTGCTTGTGTTCCTCCGCGTAAATATCCAGCGCGCGGTCGATCATCTGGAGCGCATCCTGTTCGTCCGTGCTCCAAAGCCCCCGCTCTTCCATCCAGACCGCGTAAAAATCAGAACCCCGGATCATCAGGTCTTTCGACTTCTTGATGATGAATTTGGGATAAATTTCGATTGTCCCGCGTTTTCCCGTCCGCGTTGCAATCATCAGGAAATCAATCATTTGTAACTGACTTCCTCCTTTCTCCGAGGTTTTTATACGTCTTTCTCTTTCTGGAGGGTCATCTGGGCCAGCGCTGCCTCTGCCTCGCGGGCACGCTCATCGGCTTCCTTGCGCTGCTTTTCCGCCTCGTTCACCATCTTGCAGGAAACGAAGCCAAACCACAGCAGACCAGCGATGAGAATGTTCTTCCGGATGCATTTGCCCTTCATGCGGCGGATGGTGTGATTGGCCACCTCCAGTGCAGCCTTGCTGTTGCTCAGGTCGATCAAAATATCAGTCAGTTCCATTGTCAATTTTCCTCCAGTAATTCGGGTCAGCCAGAATCAGCCGACCAATGTTATTCTCGTCTCGACACGCCGTGATTCGCAGCATCACATGGGAATCGTCGAGTATCTTCTCAACGAATCCTTCCATAGGGATGCAAATTTTTGATTCATACGTCATCAAAACTCATTCTCATTCAACCAGCTCATCAACTGGTACCAAATATCAATGGCACGCATGTCGATGGACGTACGGGTAATCGTAAAGAGACCACCTGCTCCATTCGGCTGGTAGTCCCGATCCATAAACCGGGCCAGGATCGGTTCCGCGCGCTCTTCGCTGAAACGGGTGTCATCCATGGCAGCCAGGCCCAGACTGACGACCATGCTCCAGAACCACTGCCCCACACGGTTGCCCATGCTGCGGTCTTCCATGATGTGCTCCTCGATGCGAATCGCCAGCGCCACCATCATCTCCAGCATAGAGCAGGGTACGCCCTGAAATACCGCATCGATCTTCCCGTACGGAATATTATTCTCCGATGCAAAGCGGTACCGCAGGTTGATGCCGTCCGTTGCCCGGCAGACATCCATTTCGCACGCCGGAATATAATCCCGGTTAAAAAGATACATCAGTAAGCGGTGAAAGCTGAGGTTCCGGGGTTCCCATTCGCCGCAGACGATCTTGTAGAGCCAGTCATAATACTGCTCCGTCTCCCTCATAAAGTTCATTCATCCTCCTCATCGTCGTGGTTGCCGGGCCAGTTCTCCCGAACCCGGAGAATCTCGTAATCCTTGTGGTAGTTGTGGTTGCGGACATGAACAGCGCTCAGTGCAAACTCGCCAATGCGGTCCAGTGCCTCGTTGCCGATGATCTTCGGAATATCATCTTCGTCCACGGGCTGATCCTCCGTATCGAACACCAGCTTTCCGTCTGCGTAGTAGGTCAGAAAGGAAGTCTCGTAGTCGTCCAGCTCGCCAAACTGATCCGGCTCAATGACTTCGATGGCTTCATGTGCCACCACATCTTCCGGGTCAGATTCGGTACGGTACTTCCCGGCCAGCTGTTCAAAACTCTTCTGGGTCGCCCTTTCTTCGATGGTCTTGTCCATATCGGCTTCCTTCTGCCGCAGATTCTCACGCTCGGCCTCGTACCGTTTGTCGTAATAGGCCTCGTATTTCTTCTCGAAAACGGTGTGCATCACAAGGGCACCTGCCCCAAAGCCTGCTGCAAAGAGCAGAATATCACGCACGGTCTTGTTCATTGTCGATGTCTCCTTTGATCGTCATCATGGTAAATGCCAGTCCGCCAAAGAAAAGGGAGACACTCATCAGAATGCCTCCCACCATGTGGCGCTTGCGTTTGGTATCGGTCAGATAGTCCAGAAACAGGAAAGTGCTTTCCAAAGTTTCCATCGTTCCACCTCACTCAGAAAGAACCGCCAGACCAGAGACAAAGCAGACTCCGGCCATGGCAGCAAACAGGTAAGACAGTCTCTTAACGAATCTGGTCATAGCGTATTCCTCCAAAATATCAGTCTCAGATCTTGTCGATGATGGGCCCGTCACAGTTGAACCGCAGCATCACCGAGCGCTCCCCGCCGTTGATAAAGCTGTTCAGCGCCTCGTCGCCCTTGACATAGTTGGTCACACCAAAATCCACGTGGTTCTGTCGGGTCGGGTCGTTCGGGTCATAGATCCAGCCAACGATCTGGCCTTCCGGGGTCTTCAGGGTCACACCTCCATGGGTGCCCAGAGATGCCAGAACGTCATTCAGGAACAGGTGCCCCTGGGTGCGCAGACGCTTGTTTGCCGCCTGCTCCATCAGGAACAGGTAGTTGCGGTTCAGCATGTTGTCGGGCTGCCAGGTGTCCACGGTCTCGTCAAAGATGCAGGTATAGGGGCTGGTGTGCTGCATGGCGATGTCCTTGTACTCCTTGATGGTCTCCTCCACGCCTTGCTCGTTGGTGCTCTTGCTCTCAAGCTCCACTGCCTTGATGTTGTGCTCCAGCTCCTCCTGCACACGGCTGCCAAAGCGGTCGGATACACGGCTCTTGTATTCCTCAAAGGCCTTGTCCAGAGCAATATAAGCCGCAGTCAGGCTTGCATTGCGCTTGGACATGATGTGGTGGGAACCGAACATGCAGCCCAGAGATACTGCGCCCAGGGTGACCGCAGGCGCATACACTTTTGCCAGCTTCAGGCCGGTCTGGACGTAGGTGGTCGTAATATCGCTCTTGTAATCCTTCTCGGTGTAGGTCTCGCCCTCGCTCAGCTGGATCTCACCGCTCTCGATCTGCTTCTTGGCCGTGTGGATGCTCTCCACCTGAGCATAGTGCTCGGTCAGAATATCCTGTGCCTTGATGGTCGCCTTGCAGGCCAGCACGGTAGCAGTCACACCACCAATGGCAGCGCCAACGATCATAATGGTGGGGCTTGCCTTCTTCAGCTTGTAACCGCACTTGAATGCAGCACGGGTCATCGTTTCCACGATTTCGGTTTTGTCGATCTTTTTCAGGAACTTCATAAATATCAATCCTTTCTTATTGTTCAGCGCAGCGGTACAGGGCGAGGCAGCATCAGGCGATATCCGCCCGGGATGCCCTTGATGAACGCCCCGTCAAGGTTGTACCAGCCGTAATTGTAATCGGTGCTCTCGTTGGAAACGCCCATCAGATCCCACAGGTCGCCCACAGAGACCTGACCGTACTGGCGAATCGCATCGTACATCTGGGAAAGCGTGTCGTCTGCATCCCCGCGGAACTCAAAGTCCAGGTTCTGCAAGCTGCGTCCTACGGCCCGGTTCGGATTCCCCTGCCGGTTGCCGGAGCCGCCCTGATAGTAGGTGTCGTAGCTGTTCCGCTGGGTGCGGGAGCCGGAGTAGTTGCTCGAAGAACCGCGGGAACGGTCCTCGCCGAACAGTGCAATGCTGACCGCAGAGTTGAAAATGCTCCACAGACCGTTCTTCAACATGGGCAGCAGATAGTCCACCACGATGCGGTTCTTCACGGTCTTGAGGTCCTCGGCCAGGAACTCGTTGGCGATCTTCTGGATATCGTTCTGCTCCTTGAGGGTCACTTTTCCCTTGACGACCTTCTGGAACTTCTTCTGAGGCTCTGAGGCAGGCTGCTGTCCGATGCTGCTCTTCGGCATATTTACTTGTGCCATGTTGTCATCCTTTCAAAAACAAAAAAGTAAGAGCCGCAGATTTCTCCACGGCTCTCGCCTTACCTAACATTACTTCTCTTCAGAAGTTTCCTCAACGTCCTCATCAGGAACGTCCACCTGTGCAGAATCGACATTCTCGATCTTCCAGGGCTTCTGCCAGACGATCTTCTTCTTGGTCTTCGGCTTCTCCTCGTCCTTGTTCTGCTTCTTGGCCTTGTGCTTCCGGTACAGTCCATATCCCACGGCTGCAACCAGACCCACAGCACCAACAGCGAGACCAATGCCCGAGCCGTTGCTCGAAGTTTCCTCGTTATCGATCATCTGAACATTCTCCTCCGGAACGACCTCAACAGAAGTCTCGTTCTCCATAGTAGTTTCGTTCATGTTCATCATTTCGTCCATTTTTGTTACCTCTTTCTTAAATATAAGTTTATAATGTCGGAGTATTACCTCCATAAAGGAAGCTGAATTTTTCGCGCCTGGTCAAATATCAATAGCCGCCCAGCCACTTCGGAGGCGTGTGATACTCCAGCGTCAGGCAGGGCATTCCATCCTCGTCCAGCCGGGACGCATAGAAAATGTCAACGTTAAGCCCCGAATCCGTGTCCCAGCCCAGCAGGTCACCGTTGACACAGTGGTCGATGCCCAGATAGTCGAACAGATCATTCTCGCTCACCCGGAAGTCACTGAGCAGCTGTTTGTTGACCCCATTGACGGCCTTTTCGATCATGGCCTTGGTCGTCCAGAAGTAGGTGTTTGTCAGGCTTTCCCAGCACTTCACCCGCTGGTCGTAGGAAACATCGGTCGTGACAAGGTTCTTGGCAGGCTGGATGGTTGCCGGTTCGGGGCACTTGGCCATCTTTTCCAGTGCAATGGTCTCCCGGATCTCCTGTTCTTTCTCGGGGCCGATGGCTTCCAGCACCTTGTCCTGATAGGTCTTGAGCGCGCTCTCAGAAAGGGTGCACGCCGCGGCCAGTGCAGCATTCCGCCGCTCGTCCACATGAACTGCACCAATGACGCAGCCCGCAGACAGCACCATGCTCAGCGCAGTCGGCACGTACACCGGGCCCGCCGTCTTGACAATGGTCTTCACGTCCAGCTTTTCCACGCCCAGCTCCTGCTTTTTCTCGTCCAGCAGGATCATGGCCTTGGGGGTGGCCGTCACTGCGAAATAGACCGCTGTGATGCTTCCCGTGATTGCCAGTCCACCAAGAATCTTGGATGCGTTCTTGCCTGCGCTCCTGCGTACTGCCTTTGCAAATGTTTTCAGGTTCATCTTTGTACCTCCAAAAATTTATAAAAAGAAAGAGCCTACGATTTCTCGTAAGCTCTTGCCTTTCAGATATGTCCGTGCTGCTTCAAATTCTCGAAGCGGATCTCTGTTTCCTTCTGATTGTCACGCTCCATCCGGATGCAGTCTCCAATGTATTCGCACAGCCGAATCGGCTGCATGAACAGATACACTGCGATCGCGATCAGCGTCCGCAGTCCGTTCAGTGCAGTGTACTTCAGCAGCTTCACCATTGCCTGGTCCAGAGTTGCATAATAATCATGGTTGTACATAAATATCAATCTCCTTTGTTTGTCAGTTTGTATATCTCTTCCATAAGGGAGACTGTATTTTTCGCGTTTACAGGTTCTTTTCTGCAAGCTGACGCTGAACTTCCTCCCGCACCATGCCCTGCATTTCCTCTTCGCTGCGCTGCTCCTCGATCAGGTCGTGGCCAAAGCTCAGGATTGCGCTTGCAGCCATCATGGCCACGGATGCAACTTTCCACCAATTGATCTTCTTCATATTCATTCTCCTTTTTTCTCGCAGTAATCCGCATAGGGATCATAGTTGGTATAATTCTCGATGGGCGGCTGGAAGGCATCCACGTAGTAGACTTCAAGGCCGTCGTCTGTTGTCTGCTTGTAATACCGGAAGTCGATCCAATAATACTCCCATTCATTTGCCAGATAATCCGCCGACCAACCAGTTGTGTCCCCTTCCGGCAGATAATCCAGTCCGAGGTAATTATAAAGGCTGTTCATGGATGCCTCGCCATCCAGAGCAAAATCGCGGTTCATATGGTAGAACGCATCTGTCAATTCCACTTCTGTGGCATGGAAATATCTTTTTGAGATAGGCTCGTAGCAGAGCAGTTTTTCCTCTGCCATCTTGTCACGAACTTCAGGCAGCTTCTCTTCGCTGATCTGCTCCTAAATTTCTGCTTCTTTTTCCAGCCCGATGTTCTCAATCACCTTCTGCCGGTAGGTCTGATAGGTCTTTCCCAGTGCCATGTACGCCGCGGTCAGGCCTGCGATCTGCTTTTTGTTCAGCGCGTTGGAGCCCAGGATGCAGGCAATGGTGCCGCCGCCAAGAATCGCAGCCGGAACGTATGCTTTCCAGCACATCAGAACAATTTGTTTCTTTGTCGGAGGCGCTTCTGTCACTCCAAACTCGTTTTCGTTGAATTTTGTCAGCTCCTTGTCAACTTCAAGTATGTGCTGTGCCTTCGTGGTCGCCCGCCCGGTCTCGATGGCCGTTGCCACCACGCCTACAGATGCCGCCACTGCCAGGATGGTTCCGCCGTGCTTGCGCAAGAATTTCGCGCATGTTTTCGTCAGTTTCATTGTCCGACCTCCAAATTTCAAAAGCAGAAGTTTATCTCTTCCGGAATCGGCCAACAGTTATCATCGCCTTCTTCCTCGGGGATGTAGCTGTCACCATTTATGGTGAATTCACCATTTTTAAGCTTATTCATCATAATAACTGTTCCGTCGTTACTTTCTTGTATAAGCCGCAGTTCCTCCTCGGTTAATTCCATACGCACGCCAAGGCGCATCCATACAGATTTCTTTACAGCACTCACAATGTTCAACCTCCATTTTGAAAAATAAAAGAGCCTACGATTTCTCGTAAGCTCCACTTCGATTAGTTGCTTTCTTTCTTTTTCATCTTCTTAAAAAGCACGCTCTTATAACGATCGAATACCATCCGGTTGCGCTTGCAATACACTTTGTGAAACGTATCGTCCAGTTCATGTGCCGCCTGCATGTGGCCGTATTTTACCAAATCGCCCCATGCACACGCCATACTTACTGCGGCGAGTGCGTCAATCACATAATAAGCTGCAATGCAACCCCCAATTGCTCCAATCAATTTCTTCATAGTTTTGTACCTCCAAAAATATAATTCTGAGACTAACCATCTCATAAAGCGCACTGAATTTTTCGCGTCAGATCACATCAGCCTTTTTCAGAAGTTCCATCAGCTGTGCCTTGGTCATCTCTGCATCCACTACAAGATGAATCTTCAACTTCTGCTCTTTTTCGCTCCAGTTCGCCTGAACCTCGCCCAACTGCACCTCTGTACCGGGTAACTGTTTTTTCAGTATCTTGTTGATGACCTGCGAGATGATGCGGCGCAGAAAGCTTGACCGGATCAGCATAATGTCCTCCATAATGTTCAACCTCCAAAAATAAAAATGAAAAAAGAGAATGGGCCTCGAACCCATAACCTCCACAATGAAGTGGCGCTCTACCATTTGAGCTATCTCTTCCATAAGGGAACATGAATTTTTCGCGGCTTGATAAAAAGATAAGAGGGCGTGATCTTTCAGATTTCGTCCTCTTCCAGATTGCTCTCTTCGTCTTTTGTATCAACCCAATTGTTCAGTTTGCTCATCTGATAATACGCCCATCCGCACAATGCCAAGCTAATGCTTGCACATACGGTGCAGTATTTGAAATAAGCCCCATAAGTAATAGGTTTGTTCATAAAGTTCTTAATAGCTTTCATCATAGTAATTTCTCCTTTCAAATGTAAGCCCTCTTACCTCCATAATGCAGGCTGAATTTTTCGCGTCAAAATATGATGTTTCCTTTCTTTATATCATCCACGTTGCAGGTATCCATCTCGTGCTTATAGATCTTTGCAAATAGATCCTGTGTATCGGTATCTTCTTCATTGATCTTCCACCAGTATTTGTTATTAAACGCCTCATAGAATTTCCACGCTTCATCTTTTTTAGAGAAATAATAAACTTTACCGCTAGGTTCATCCCATGCTGTAAATATAACAACTTCCCAGAATTCCATTTGTGTTCAACCTCCAAAATATAAAAGAAAGAGCCCATGCTTTCGCATCAGCTCTTCTCCGGGACGGCCCAACTCAAGTTGTGTTTAACCGGTCTATCGTCAAATATCAGTCTTTCGACGGCCGGAATGCCCGACACAACAGCCATACAATAACGGTTACAATCGCCATTGCAATTGCTGTCATGATCATCTGCCCAACCGTAATCGAATAATTCCAAATTTTCTTAAAAATAGATTCGTTCATATTACATTCTCCTTTTCTTGGGCCTTCATCCCATAAAGCACGGAGAATTTTTCGCGTTTACTTGATTCTTTTGACCATCACTGTATATTCAAGCTTCATAGGATTACCGGAAGCATCTTTACAAGAGAAAACATTACCAGTAAAACTAAGCTGGGCAGTGGAATTTTTACACAGGATATTCATTACAGTTCTATCTTTAAGTACTGCAATTTTGAAAATATCTGCGAGTTTTTCAAAATCATTCATAATACGATTAGCCTTGAACATATTTGCATTTGACATAGTTACTACCTCCCATATTGTGGTTTACAAAAATAAAGAGCCTACGATTTCTCGTAAGCTCTTCTCTTTGGCTTATCGCCAATCAGGATGTTTCTTCAATGTAGCTAAATATTTGCATTGTGCTTCCTTAAGATACAATTCTTTGTAATATGCTTTCCATTCCGTGTGAATATCATCCGGAAATACAATATCGTTTTCTTCGATAACATCAAGCATAATCTCGATTTGCTTTTTCTTTTCATCTCGGATTTTTATTCCGTTATCAAACTTCTTTATTGTATCTCTTGATAGTCCAGTCATTTCAACCATATGACAAAGAAATATATTTCTTTGTTCTTTCAGCTCTTTCAGCATACATATCACCTCATAAAGCACGGAGAATTTTTCGCGTTTGGGCAAAAAGAAAAGAGCCTACGATCTCTCGTAAGCTCTCTTACTCATTTAGTGAAAACCGTTATGATTTCTTTATCTTCGTCGAAATGTTTCATAAGTTCATTGAATTCTTTTTCGCTGCAATGCGCATCAAATATAAAACTTGTAACACCTGTGTGCTTATTTTCAAAGTAATCATACCGCTCAATATAAGCGCCCAGTTGTTTTGCTTCTTCTTTGATTCGTTCGCCGCAGCATGCCCTGCAATGAACTCTGAAATACTTTTCAACGTTAATAAGTACCATTCTTAATCACCTCCATAATATAAGCTGATTTTATCGCGTTTATTCTTTGTTTCTCTCTGACTAACCAGGCAAGATAGTCATTGGTTTTGAGCTCCGCTGTATCATGAGCTTCATGTTTTTCAATTATCATAGTTCCATCATTATGCTCATACATAATATTTCTCCTTTGTCAGATCAAACTCCGGTCAAACACGGTTTCCCAGCGTTCTTTCTTGAGGGGCTTCATGCGCAGTGCCCACATGATCTGCCGTACGGTCACAGTCGGGTACTCGCCCTTTGTGTTTTTCTTCTTGGCGTGACTGTCAAAATACTGCCGGAACCCTTCATGCAGATAGATCTTGTCGGTCAACCATGGGTCAATGGCGCTCCAGTAAGTAGCCTTGGTTTTCTCGTTGTAACGCTGCTGGATCACGCACAGGCCTTTCCCCTGTTCCCGGTAGAGCGTGCAGACACGGTACACCGGGTGATTGCACCGGTAAACGCTCCCGTAGTAGCTCGTCCACTCTTTTGGCGGTATGTCGTGATATCTCATAAAAAATAAAGAGAGCCCGCAGCTTTCGCCACGAACCCTCTCGGTTCCTCCTTTACTTTCTGTCCGTAAAGCCTCTCTTGATCTCATGGAGACCATCGTTCATTGCTCTGGAAAGCGGCGCTACACCGCCAGCCTCGCAGATCGACCAGTATACCGTCGTACCAATCGTTCCCAGAAACGTCAGGCAGCTGATGCCAAACTTCGCCCACTCAATGCGTCGTGCCTTCGCAGCCTTCTCCTGATCGTTGATGACCTCCTGGCCCTTCCGCCGTTCCTCATCCTCTTTCAGGTTCTGGTTGCTCTCCTGCTCATCGCTCTTGAGCTGCATGTCGTACAGCTGCAATGCCATCTTCGCCGTGTTCGCGTACGCTTCCGTACCCGGTGTCAAGCCCTTGAGACTCTCCAGCGATTGCTTTGCCGCTTCCTTCAGCAATTCTTTGTTTTCGTAGTTTTCCATTTTGATTTTTCTCCTTTACAAAGTAATTAGAGTTTCCTCCATTAAGCACCATGTTTTTCTCGCGTCAGGTCCAATTTGTGCACCCGCAGCATGATGTACTTGTCACCTTCAAAATTCTTCACTTCCTCATCCAAGCTCAGGCTCAGGTAGGGCCAGTCCGGGGAATCTTCCTCGCCGATCAGCAGCTCGCCCACTTCGTAAATATCACGGTAATGGAACCAGCGGTAGAGCGCCATCCCGAAGAGCAGCCCAAGGACGATGGCAACGAATAACACAGCATAGTAGATGTACAGCATTTTGAAAATCTCCTTTTAATAATGTAGTAGATAAAACGGTCTTCTGCGTGATGAAAAAATAAAAGAGCCTACGATTTCTCGTAAGCTCTCTACGCCTTAGATGTCGTTGCGAATCAGAAACAGGTCATTTCTGCTTCGAGTTGCTCTCACAATTCCGTTCGCACGAAGCAACACGATCGCGTTGGCATAAGCCGAACGTGCATTCTTAGCATTCTTGTACTCGTCCGTATTCACATACATCACTTTCTGATTGCTTTCGATAAACACGCGGACCTTGTCCATTGCGTTCACATAGCCTCTGTCATAATTTGTTTTTACTCGGTAGCCCATAGTTTCAATCTCCTTTATTCATATTCGGAAGACATCCTTCCATAAAGCACAAGGAAAATTTCGCGCTGCTTCGTTACGGCCTATTCTAAAATAGAAAAAAGAAAAGAGCGCATGTTTCCATACGCCCGTTTTCCGGTCAGAATCCATCAGCGGATACCACACCGAACATCGTTCAGCATGAGGAGTTCTTCGCCCTCATTCCAGCCTGCATACTTGTCGTTATACGACTCGTTAAATACGGCCATAATAGAGTTCATCATTTCCTCAAAACCATTCACAATATTCTTCAGCATAGTAAATACCTCCTAAAATTGTTTATGTCTTTCCATAATAGAAGGTGAATTTTTCGCGTCCAGATAAAAAGAAAGAACCGCAGATTTCTCCACGGCTCTCACCTTTAGTAAACGATATAGTTCGTCAGTTTGCTTACATGTTCAATAATACCTGCACTCTTCAGCAGTTTGAAATCCAGTGCAATGCCGCGCAGGTCATAGTTTTCGAGTTTGATCTGATAGTCGCACTTCTTATGATTTTCGTCACCGTATCTCCCCAGCTTGTTCACCAGCGAATTGATGATTCGCGGATCAACATCGCAGTTTCTGCGGATGATTTCTTCCATAAGTGTGCTACGATCAGTCATATCGTCAACACCCGTCACGTCAATATACATAGAGTTCTTCTTTGCCTTCAACATAGTAAAATCTCCTTTACATAATCAATTTTCGTGAACTTTCGTCCATAAAGGAGCCTGTATTTTTCGCGTCATGCCCGCTCCCGGCTGAGTATCCAGAAGAACTTGTGATAGAGGTTATAGTACATCTCCGATCCGCAAGGGCAGCCCCTGGCCCGAAGATTATTATAGGAGAACCCTTCTGTCACACCCTTCAACAGGTATGATCCAACCGCTGGCTCTTTTAACTCGGCAATACAACTGTCAATCAGCTCAATGCGCTGCGAATAGTATGCTCGTACAAGGGCACAGCGTTCGGTCGGGTTAGAAGGGATGTTTCCTCTTACGATGCCGCCAATGTCATCTCCATGCGCTTCCCAACCGCTCGCCAGTGCAATGTTCTTTTTCCACTCAGGGTATTGGAAGCAAAAATGTTTCAATTCGTAGTATCGATGCCGAGATAAATGATACGGGTTCTTCTCGGAAAGTTCTGGTTTCTCGTGTCGCATCACTTTCCCTCCCATACATAACCGGTCTGCGCATATAGGAGCTTGGGCGAAATATAGTAACTTATTCTCCCGTATTTTGAATCCATCTGTTTGATATCAGTTATCTTCTCCCCATTCCTCGTAGCTTCACCAATTGGGAGCCATCCCGCAATGATTCCTGCTCTTACCCACGATGGATCTCTTCCATACACTTTTGCGGCCACTCGTACCGGGACACTTCCGGCTCCAAATACAGTCTGTTCCATTTCGTTTAACTCCTTTTTGATTTTTTACCAAGCTCATTTCCACATCTTGGTACTAAAAGGATGTTACTGGAAGAAACGGGAGTCTGCGTCATGCTTTTAATTTTTTCATGTATGAACCATTGACAGCCAGCAGAATATCGTTTAACCTAGAATAGCTTTCCAAATAGAAAAAGCCCGGTTTTCCGAGCTTTTTGTGCAATATTCTGTTCAATGTACGAAATATAGCACATCCATCATGCTATACTGAGAAAAAAGAAAGGACGCGATAATAATGTTGATCACCTGCCCAGAGTGCAATCTTCAGGCCAGCGATAAAGCCATCTCATGCCCTCACTGCGGATATCCTCTTCGTGCGGAACTATCCCAAACAATCGTTGCCCACAAAACCAAAAAGCGTAATCGCCGTAGACGCTTACCAAATGGATTCGGCCAAATTACAGAGATCAAGACTGGTAACTTACGGAACCCCTTTCGCGTAATGGTAACTGTTGGAAAGAACGAAGAAGGCCGTCCTATCTGCAAGCCATTAAGACCGCAAGCCTATTTTGCTACCTACAACGAAGCCTATCAAGCTTTGCTGGATTTTCGTCGTAATCCGTTTGATCTTGGCAGCTCTACAACCCTCAAAGACTTGTACGAGAGGTGGTATAAAACCCGCATAGGCAAGGTCAGTCGTTTCACTCTCGCTCGGTATCGCACATCGTGGGATTATTCCTCGTCCATCCAGAATAAGCGCGTTTGTGAAATCAGAATTTCTGATTTGAGGAACTGTATCGAAAACGGTGTCATTCTGTATGCCGGTAAAGAGCGCCACCCTGAAAATAATGCTAAAGATTCAATTAAAGCACTTTACAATAACCTGTTTGATTATGCCGTTGCCTGCGGAATCATCGATAAAAACCCAGCCAGACAATTTACGATTGATTCTGGATATGTCCGAAAGCCAAATAGTCATATTCCATATTCAGATGAAGAAATCGAAATTCTGTGGAATAGTCTTGACAAGAGCCCTGTTGTTGATATGATTCTGATTCAGTGCTATTCGGGGTGGCGGCCTGGCGAACTATGTGACCTTCTGGTTGCTAACGTAGACCTGGAGCATAGGACCTTCACTGGCGGTAAGAAAACAAAAGCGGGAACAAACCGGACGGTTCCGATTCATTCCCGCATTTATGATCTTATTCAGGCCCGTTACGAAAAAGCCCTCAAAATCAATTCGCCATATTTATTTAATCATGTGTCTAAAGGTAAAAATGCCCACACTAACTACGCTTCGTTCGAGGCCAGACTCCTTGTCGCTGTTAAAGAACTCAACTTAAATCCTGCACATACTGGACACGACGGACGTGTACATTTTGTTACATCCGCAAAGAAAGCTGAAGTTGACGAGTACGCTTTGAAACGCATAATCGGGCACTATATTTCCGACCTCACCGAACGTGTCTATACAGCTCGCAGTACCGACTGGCTACAAAAAGAAATCCAAAAAATCCCTTAATGGCTGTCGATTCATGTATGATCAGTGTACGAATCGCTCAATTTCAGGGCATTTTCTTTGCACTTTTGAAGCCTTCGTTGAACTTAATTCAGCGTATCAACGTTCATCTGCATCCAATTCTTAAATAGAAATGGTGTTGCACACATCAATGAGCACGGGATCCAGCGTCTTGGTCATCTCCAACGCCTCATCCACGGGGTAATCCACAAGGTGCTCACCCTTCATACCAACGATGCGGTTGTACTTACCCTGCTCCAGCAGGCAGACAGCGTGATAGCCCATTGCGGAAGCATTCACGCGGTCACGCAGAGTGGGAGAGCCACCGCGCTGGACATGGCCCAGAATGGTGGCGCGGGAGTCGATGCCGGTGCGTG